TTGCTGGGGTCATTGAGGGGTGCTCTACGCTGCGCGTGGGGTATAGCGACCTGAGCCCTAGCTCCACTTTGCTATGACGCCGATGGTGATGTGCGGCGGAAACAGGATCAAAATTCAATGGGCGGCTGATCGCCGTCGCATCCACCAACTTGTTCGATTTTGAAATATGACGCTCCCGAACCATGAACCCCGAAAAACTAAATGAGCTGGCACTATTCGCAGGCGCTGGAGGAGGAATACTCGGCGGCAAACTCCTCGGATGGCGGACAGTCTGCGCCGTCGAATGGGATGCCTACGCACGGGACGTTCTGGTCGCCCGACAAAACGACGGATGCCTTGAAGCCTTCCCGATCTGGGATGACATACAGACCTTCGACGGCAGACCATGGCGCGGCCGTGTTGATGTGGTGTCTGGCGGCTTCCCCTGTCAGGACATCTCCGCCGCCGGAAAAGGTGCCGGCATCGAAGGCGAGCGAAGTGGTATGTGGAAACACATGGCGCGAATCATCGGCGAAATACTGCCCGATCAAGTCTGGGTGGAAAACTCACCGATGCTTGTGGGAAGAGGACTTGGAACCGTCCTCGCTGATCTTGCCGAAATGGGGTATGACGCAGAGTGGGGTATTGTGGGAGCGCATCACGCCACCGCCCCTCACAAGCGGGACAGAATCTGGATCATGGCCAACGCCAACCACGATGGAACACTTGCCAGTGAGAGATCCCGAAACATTCGCGGAGGCAAACAAGACGCGGGGAGGAAGGAAAAACAGGACGGCACTATCCAACCTGCGGGAAGCAATCCACAGCCCACACTACAAAGCAATGTGGCCTACGCCATGCGCGAGCGAAGCGAGGCAGGGCTACCAGAACCGGAACAACGGCAAGAAGGGATCACAGAAAAGCCTCACGACGGTAGTGGTGGACGCGGAGAAGTTCGCCACGCCGCAAGCGACGGACTTCCGCACGGGGTCAACGGAACGCTGGGACAACCCGGAACGGAGCCGGAATCTGAACGATCAGATTGGTGGGCAACTGAACCCAACGTGGGTCGAGTGGCTCATGGGGTGGCCGCTCGGGTGGACAGACTGCAGTGCATTGGCAACGGACAAGTTCCAGCAGTGGCAGCTCTCGCATGGCGTCTCCTTGGCGGCCCAACAGCACACAACACAACACAATGACTGACACCGACCACGCAGACCACTTGACCTTCCTCAAGCATCTGGACGCCTCCCACGACGCCGTCTGGTGTGCGGCCCGCTGGCTGCAAAACAAGGGGCACCATGTCGTGGTCACGCCGACCACCAAGAGCAAGACACACGGCGAGTGGAAGCAGCACGCGGATTCCGGCGACCTCTATTTGCAGCAACGCATTGAAGTCAAGAAGCGAGGCATCGACTTCACCGGCGCCGCCGACTGGCCGCACGGCGACAAGTTTATTGTTTGCTCGCGCCACAGCTACGACCTCGCCCGCCCCAAGCCGTATGCCTGGATCATTCTGAACAAGGCCAAGACCCACGCCGCCATCGTCAAGGCTGAGAGCCGCGCCCGGTGGGTAACAGAAAAGCGCACCGACAGCCGCTACCAGAATTACACGCAAGAGTTTTATTTCTGCCCGCTGGACTGCGTGACGTGGGCAAGCCTTGCAGACCAATGAACACTTTGCGCAAAGGATCACAGGCGCCAAGCGGCAAAGCCCTGAAGAGGGAGCCAGTCGCTTGGGGCTGCTTGCCGATGCGCGGTGGCGGCATGGGGATGCCGTCACCACCCCTTTAAGATGAGCGCCAAACCCAAGTCTGCCGCCAGCCGCTTCACGCCGACCGCTCATCCGGTGATGAAGCTCCCGCCCAAGGAGACGCTGCTCGCCATGGGACCAGAGAAGGGTTGGGAGCTAATGATGAAGCGGGAGGAGCTAATCCTCAAAGAGAAGGTAGACCCCTTCCGCTACGGCTATATCCCACCCATATGGAAAGGCGCGTCTAGGTATCTTGAACAGCACCGCGAGCTGCTTGTCATGGGCGGCAACCGTTCTGGCAAGACAGAGTGGGCGGCGAGAGAAGTGGTCCGCCGGCTATGGGAAAAGAAGCAGTCCGTGGCGTGGTGCTTCCAAACCACGGCGCCCAACAGTATCGAAATGCAGCAGCCCCGCCTCTTCAAGTATCTCCCCAGCGAATGGCGCACCGCGCGCAAGGGAACCGTGACGAACATAACCTTCTCGGTTAAAGGGGGTTTCACCGAAAGCAAGCTAGTCGCCCCCAATGGCAGTCAGTGTGTTTTCCGCAATTACTCGCAGGACATTAGCACCATTGAAGGCGGGGAAATTGACATCGCATGGTGCGATGAGTTGGTGCCCATTGACTTTCTGGAAACCCTGCGCTTCCGCCTGCTCGACCGCAACGGAGTCCTCATCGTGACCTTCACCCCCATCGAAGGCTACAGTCCAGTGGTAAAAGATTACCTTACAGGTGCGCGGACAATAACCGCCGTCGATGCCGAGCTGCTGCCTAAGTTTAAGGATGACAAAGGCGAGAAGATCCTCACCGGATACGGCCAAGTGCCGCTAGTCCAACTCGGCCGCAAGGACCGCCCGATCATTTACTTTCATACCAAGGACAACCCGTGGGCCGGTTGGGAGCGCATGCAGACCGAGCTACGCAACGAGACCAAGGAGAAGATCCTCTGCCGCGCCTATGGCGTCCCGACCCGATCAATCAACAACCGCTTCCCCCTCTTCAACGACCGCGTCCACGTCATCAAGCACGACTGGATTCCGACCACCGGCACCCGCTACCAATTCATCGACCCCTGCTCTGGCCGCAACTGGGCCATGATCTGGGCGCTGTTTGACTCAGCCAACCGCTGCTTCATCTACCGCGAGTGGCCCTGCCCCGACGAGTATGTCGAGGGCGTCGGCTATCCCGGCATGTGGGCCGAGCCGGACGGCAAGAAGGCGGACGGCCGCCAGGGCCCCGCGCAGAAGGACTTCGGGTTCGGCCTCGCCCGCTATGTCGAAGAGATCCGCAACGTGGAGAACGGCGAGAAGATATTTGAGCGGTGGATGGACAGTCGCTACGGCAACGCGCAGACCTTGGCCAAGGAACGCCCGACCACGTTGATCGAGGAGATGAGCGAGCTGGGCATGGACTTCACGGCAACCCCCGGCGACACGATTGATGAAGGCGTGCAGATGATTAACTCCTGGCTGCACTACGACCGCGACAAGCCGATCAGCGCGCTCAATCAGCCCAAGCTCTACATCAGCGAGAAGTGCAAGAATGTCATCTACTGCTTGAAGGAGTGGACAGGCCAAGACGGGGCTAAGGGCAGCTCAAAAGACTTCCCAGATTTGGTCAGATACTTGTGCCTTTCTGGAGTCAACAACGTCGAGGGCGACATCCTCATGGCGCGCGGAGGCGGGAGCTACTAATGAGCGACAAAGACTATTGCTGGTCCGAGCTGACGCGCAAAAACCCGCGCCTCTTGGACGACCCGCATTTCACGCCCTCCGGTATGCGCAAGTTCTTTGACCGCGTCTACGAAGCCGGATGGAACGCTGGCTACAAGTCATCGCAAGCCTCGCCTCAAGCCGGCGCCGACATCTTTACCACGTTCTTCGGAGCAACACGATGACCACCCTGTCCCGCAACCAACCCCCGCCACCGGACGACTGGAAGGTCACAGCTAGGGGCGCCCCGCTGTGCCAAGTTTGCGAACAGCCCCTTACGGTAAAATGGCTCAAAGACCCGCAGCTCGGCCCCTGCTGCATGGAATGCGCGCCCCACGTTCTGAACGCCGACAAGCTGCTCTATTTCGTCAGATTTCTGTAAGAAAAACACCCCCTTATTTCTTACAAAACCCCCAAGAGAAATCCCCACATCTTGTCCGATAATCACAGATCACCGAAAATGCGAAGAAATCCACCACTCCGCTTGATAATGGCGAAAGAAACGCCACCCACCATTTCCCTCAAAACCCACGGATAGAAAACGCATCACATGTTCACAAGTATATTCAAAACGCTCCTCACCAAAGTCAGGGCCATCCCCTTAGACCTCTACACAGTCAGCGAGGACTTTGACCCTGCCGCCGCCCTAGCCTTCAGCCGCGAGCAAGCTCCCCCGAGCTACCTAGCAATCATGGTAACATTGCAGGACCGCATCGCCGACGCCGTCCTGCTGGTCAGCGCCATGGCCACCGCCAAAGAACCCGGCTACCAGTCCCACGCCGCTGGCCAGCTCAACGCCTTGCAAGAGTTGTGGGAAGACCTAGAAGCCAAGCGCGCCGAGGCGGCGAAGCTGAGTTAAGCAACGTCAACAGGCCCGCTCTAGTGGCGTTGGTTAATTGTAAGCAACACTACACCGGCCCAGTGTAGCGTTGCGGCGACATTAGCCGCTGCAAAGTCTCACGAAGTGGACACAAAGTGTCCCTTTTTGCAACATTGTGTGCAGCCGTGCCAGTTTCTTGGTAGCGAAAACGCGCCACTTTTTGTGACACAACCGCCATAGTTTCTACGGCGTTTGTGCAATAATTCCGTAGAAATAGTGCCTAGCATAGGAATTACGCCATTGGCGCCAAAGATCCCGAAAGCATCTTT